GGGAACTGCCCGGAAGTCTGGTTATTGCTCTGAGTGTACTCGCAAGTACCAGCATGAGCACGGTGAGCAAGCCAAGTGTCATTGTGATACCTGCAAATATTGTCATCTCGGAAAGCGTTTTGACGCCAAGCTTTGTTGGAAGTGCGCAAAGGAAGGTCATGTTCCATATGATGTCCCTCAGCGCCCCCAGGGCTACGCAGTCTATCCGCAATTTTTCGTTAATGACTGGTATAAGCATCGTCAGGCCGTGAAATCAGTTGCTGGAGTACGTCTCTTTGATGCCTTAGTGCTCAAGGATAAAGTATTCGTTCTGAATCATACCGATGAAGCTCAAGTTTCCATTAACAATCACCTCATTGATTTGTCGAAGTTCCCGAAACATCACTACAATGATGCTGTTGATGCCAATGGACACTTGATTACGGAATTTTTCATTGTTCCAGTTGCAGCAGTTGGTCTCTCTGCCATGAAGCCGCCCATTCAGACTGATCCAGTCCGTGGGCCTGCTATCATTGTTGGTACTACTACCGACAAAGGTGAAGACAAACTCTTTACGAACGATGGGCATTTTCAGGCCAAGGACACAGCGTCTTTCACGACCGTGTCAGGCAACTGTGGAGGCATGTTGATCTCCAAGCCCGTCAATCCTGCAGATTTTTATAAGTTTGCTGGCATGCACTGCTCGTCGAACGACGCAGAGCGTGGTGCTATCACGAAGCACATCCCAGCGAGCTTCCTCTACTCTTTTTGAGTGGAGGTGGTGCCAACAACACACCGCCGTCCTGGTCTCAAGACTGGGCGGCCCAAAAGGGTCTCTATTCCCAAGGCATTCTTTCTGATTGCCGTGGTATGAATTGGGACTATGTTGGACACCACTTTAATCTGTATCGTCCTGTTCCTAAATTTAAGCAACCGTTTGACAATGATATTTTCCCTTATCAGCATACATATGTTCTACCAGTGTACACTATGCCTAAAGTTCATGCTGCTTTGCAACCGTTTTTAGAGCCTGTTGATGATACGACGGCTCATTACGATGATTTTCAGCGTGCTGTCTCTGATGTATTCCTCCATATATCCGAAAGGGTAGATGTGTCTGGAACCATTGACTATGCTGCTGCCACACTTGAACTTAAGAATACATCACCGGGTTTCCCCTATTTTCTCAAAACCGATTCAAAGATTTGTGCTCTCAATATTTTTGATGAGCTGATCACGGATAATTATGAGAAGTATATGAATGAGGACCCACATTTGATCCCTATTTGGCATGTGTTCCCCAAAAAGGAGCTTATCAGTGTTTCCAAGAATAACAAAGGTGGCCTTCGAACTATCCAAGCGCCCCCCATTGATTTTCTCTTGGCATGTATTTCCACCTTCTCAACGCAAAATGATGCGTTTGTTTCCTCCCGCATGTTTCGTGTTGGAGATGTCATTGAGTATGGTGGTTTCACTGATTTTGCACAACGCCGTTCCGGGTATCATGCTTATCTTGAGATGGATGGTGAGAAATTTGACCGCCGTTTGTCCATGATGGTTATGAATGCCGTTCGAGCTATTCGTGCTAGGCTTCACACTCGTCCCGAGCTGGTGAACAGTCTTTATCGTAACATCATCTGTGCATACATGATGACTGGAGACGGTAAGATATTTTATAAGGAGCATGGTAATCCATCCGGCAGCTACAATACTATTATTGATAACTGCATTGCTTCACTTGTGATTCTCTCTTATGTTCTGCGTCGAGCAAATATTAGCTTCGCGGGCTTTATGAAGAATAATCAAGTTGACATATGTGGTGATGATTTGCTGCTGAGTATGATTGATGATTATCATATCTCTTTTGATGAATACTATAAGTATTCTTTGGAGCTTGGAATGAAGTA